CCGGTTAGCCCCCCCTTGGCCTCCTTTTCGGCTAGATCAGCCAAACGCCTGTCATTCGCCGCGATCGATCTGTTGTTAGCCGCGACGGCCGGGTCTTTATCAATCTCTTTTCGCCGATTGTCCAGATTGTCCTGCAACTCCTGGGCGCGCTGGCGGTCGCTGCGGAGCCGTGCATCGGCCTCGTCTCGCTCGCGTCGGTTCTTCTCGTTGGGGTTATTGATGTACCGCTGCTCGGCCTCTGCCGCCTGCCGCTCGCTGTCGGCGATGATTTGATTCGTGGCATCCATGCGCCGCTTGAAAGTCGGGTCTTCGGCGGCTCGCTGACGACCCTTTTCAAGCTCCTTCTCGCGAGCCAAGATGCCGTTGTTGATGGCGTCAAGCTGCTTGCGTTCGGCCTCCGTCAGCCGGGTGGTTATCATTTCACGCTGCCGGATCAGCTCGATCTCTCGCTTTGTCGCGGCATCCAGCTCCGCGCTCTCTGCCTGATTGAGACCGCCGCCGATCCTGTCTTTTGCCTCAAGTTCTTGACGGCGTTGATTAATCTCCTCGAGTTCGCGGTTGACCGGCCGCATAAACGGGCTCTGCCGAATCGCGCGACGACGATTGTCCACGTCTGCCTGGGCGATTCCGACCGCTGCTCGGTCGTTGATCAACCGCTCCTCTGCCGCGTCCCGTGCCTCGCGGCCGCCGGCACGCAGTGGGTTCTCCTCGAACGCCCGCTGCGCTGCATCCGCGCCCTGCTCGGATCGCTGCAACGCCGAATCGCCGATTTTGCGAATGCGGGTCAGTGCGGCCTCGATGCCAGCGGCGGCCTCGGCCAAGGCGGCGGCGGCCTCGGAGGCTTTCTGGGAAAGCTCAAGGCTAGCTCCAGCGGCGCTGCTTGCGGCCTCTGCGGCTCTCAGGTCTGCTTCGGCCTTTTCGACGGCAGCGTCGGCAGCCGCTGTGTCGCCGCCGGCATCCATAACTTTTTGCAGCTCTGCCCTGGCGTCCCTAAGTTGCTGCTGCCTATCACCGACGCTTGCTGCGCTCCTCTCCACGTTCCGGCGTGCCACAAGCTCTGCGTCGGCCGCCGCGCGGCCTCTCGCGATTAGGCCCGCGCGTTCGTTCCTGAACCGCTCGTTGCCCTCGAGCGATGCCGTCGCTTGAGTGAGCCGCTCGCCGCCCATCGACCGACCAAGACGCACTTCCCTGGCTCTTGATTCCGTTTCGGCCTGCTTGATGCGGACTGCGGCAACTTGCTTCTCGGCGTCCTTCGCCAAGGCTTCTCGCTGCGCTGGATCGCTCGTCTCTGCCGCCATCTCAACCGACCGCGCGAGTTTTGCATTCGCTTCCGTCAAGTCTGAGGCAAGCGAGTCAAGCTCTTGCTGGAACCTTGCAGCCCCTGGGACGCCGCGGCTAATCGCGTCGGCAACATCTTCTTGAGACTCGCGAATGAATCGCGCGGCCTCTTCTGACGCAGACGCAACCTTCAGGGCCATGTCGTCAATGGCCTTCTGGAACGGCGATTCAAGCTGGTCTAGGAGCGACTGGAGTCTGCGAACGGTCTCGCCGAAGCCGTACTCTCCCCTGTCGGCCTGCGGCTGCAACTGGCCGATAAGTTTCTCAATGACATCTCGCTGCGACGAATACGAGTCATCGACCCCTGCCGTCATTTCTCTAGCGCGGCGCTCTCGCTCTTCTTGAGGAACGGCCTCGCGGCCGGTCGTTGTTCTACGAGTCTGTGGGATGTTCCTAAGAACTTCCTGAAACAACACTTCGCGAAGCTGGCCCGCTCCGTTTATCTCGCCCGTACCAGACCTTACGCCGATATTCGGGGCGGCGGGAAGCTGCGGCGGACGGTTCGCAAGAACCCTCGGCAAATCCCGGTTGATTGCCTCGGCCTGTTGAATTCGCCGCGACAGGCCGATGCGAACCCCTTGGTCTGTTTCTGTCTCAAGCTGCTTCCTGTCTCGGGATATGTTCGCGGCGTTCGTCTGGAAGCCCACGTCCGTTGCAGCAACACGCCCCTCGCGAAGCTCTCTTTGCTTCCTGCGGATATCGGACACGCCTTGCCCGAACTGCCTGCCAGAATCACCGCCCGCGGAGAGCGTGCTTCGGGACACGGCGTCTCCCAGAGACCTAAACGCCTGTGCGAGTTCTTCAACAAGACTTTTCTGGCGGGCCAGGGAGTCGTTGAGCGCCTTGGTTTGGTCTTCTGCCGAACGCCCGTTGTTTGCGAACCTGACAAGGCCCACGGCTACTTGACCGGCCAAGACCGCCCCAAGGCCGACGAATAGCCCCGTTGTGCCGCCCAAAACAAAGGCAAGCTGCGTCACGTTGTTGCTGACGGCCCGCAGCTTCTGATCGATGCCGCCGGTTGAAGACATGAAGTCGTCGATCGCGAATGCGGCTTGATTAGCAGCGAGCGACAGATTGTCGAAACCACCGCGTCCAACGTCGCCGGCACGTTGCATATCGCGACGGATGCGGTTGACGCTGCCGCCACCGGCTTGAGACGTTGCGTTAACAGCGGCGGCACGCAATCGATCAATTCGCTGTCTTGTCGCTGGCTCATCTCGAGTTCCTGCTGCCATCGCCTCTGCGATTGCGTTTCGCAGCGCATTAAACGCAGCCACTGCGGGGCCGCGCGCCTCCGCTTGCGTCCTACCGAGAGCACCCTGCAATGCCGTTAACGCCGCAACTTCTCCTTGAAGGGCACGCTGATCAAGGCCCAGCCTAATCCCAGTGACTCCTTCGCCGCCGAACGACTGCGCGAAGTTCATCGCCGCCGACGCCCGCGAGGCATCTTGCGTCAGGCGAACGAGACGCTGTCGCGCTGCTTCGATTTCGCCGGCAATGGGAACCGCAGCCGAATTCAGACGCATGAACTCCGCCTCGGCCTCGCGAATGGCCGGGACGAACCTAACCCGAAGCGGCTCGGGGAGCGTGTCGATGACGCTCTTGAGCGACGTGATGCTGTTCTGAAGCACGCCAAGCTGTCGAGCAGGAGCCTCGATGTCCATGCCCAGCGTAAGGCCCGTCGTTCCGCCAAGCTCGGCGGCCTTTTCTGCCTGTGCCCTTCGTATAAGAGTGGCGATCTCGCCGTCAGCGGCCTTTTGCGACTGAGCAAGACGCTCCTGTTCGGCAGCCTTTGCTGCCTGCTCTCTCCTGATGAGCGTGGCGATCTCGCCGTCTGCGACATTCTGCGACTGCGCAAGTCTCGCCTGCTCCGCGGCCTTTGCCGCCTGTTCTCTCCTGATGAGAGTAGCGATCTCACCGTCGGCGACACTCTGTGCCTGGGCGATTCTTGCCTGCTCCGCTGCCTTTGCTGCCTGCTCTCTCCTGATGAGCGTGGCGATCTCGCCGTCGGCCACTCTCTGCGCCAGAGCCAGCCTTTCCTGCTCCGCTGCCTTGGCTGCCTGATTGACTCTGATAAGAGTGGCGATCTCACCGTCGGCGACACTCTGTGCCTGGGCGAGTCTTGCCTGCTCTGCCGCCTTCGCGGCCTGCTCCCGCCTGATGAGGGTGGCGATCTCGGCGTCAGCCGCGGCGGCTGCTCTCCTGCTCGCGTCAGCTTCCGTTTGGATTCGGCGTTCTATCTCGTCATTCAACTGCCTCTGCGCAGCGATCTGAGCTTTGTACGCGGCAGTCGCCGCCGCCACATCGCCGTTTCGCGACAGCTTTGCCTTCTCAAGAGCAGAAGCAAGCCGCTCGGTCTCGACCGCAGCCGCGCGTTGCTGCGAGACAAGCTCTGCATAGCCTCTAATTGACTCGGGCGGCAGCTTGCCGATGTCAGACTGAATCGATGCCGATCGCCTCGTTTCGGCGACCATTTCTGGCCGCTGAAAAGCCAGCTCTCTGCCTGTCGAAAGCCCCGCAACGAGCGAAGACGCCTCCTTGAGCCTAGACATCGCCGCGGTCGTGCGGTCGATCTTCGCGGCAACAGCGTCAAATCGCTGCTCGCTGACTTTCCCGGTTCGATTGATCTCGTCTGCGAGCGACTCGGCGGCCTTCTGCGACGATATCAACGCTGGCAGGAAAGCCCCTTGAATCTCCGCTGGGAGTTTTCCGAAGGCTTTCGCGGCAGCCGCGAGTGGCTTGTTTATCTGCTCCGTCGCGGAATACAGAGCCTGCATCCGCCCCACGGCGGTATTGATGTCTTTGTCGGCAAACCCGCGAAACGACAGCTTCCTCGTCGAGATCGCCGTCAGCGCCCGCTCGAGCTTCTGCGCATCGGTGTATATGCCACGAAGCGCAGACGATGAGCCCGCTTGGGCGCTGGTCAGCGATCCCTGCATACTGCTCGCGAACTTCTGGACATCTTTCGCGGCAGCGTTGAGCTTGCTCTGAAAGTCAGCCGTGTTCGCTGAGACGACAGCGCTGATTTTGCCGAGGTAGCCGCTTGCCATCGATTCATCCCTGGATTGGCGTGTTCAGTTTCATCAGCTCGGCCATCAACTGCTGCTGCGATTGCTCTGGCTTGACGACAGTTGGGATGAACGCGGCCTCGTCTGGGATGTCGTGCTTCTTGTAATTCCCAGACGACGCCATGATCACCCGGCACAGTCGCGCCGTCTGGCCCCAAGGGTCAGGCAGCGGCCATCGCTGATCGAATGCGTACCACTCGGCGATCTCCTTGCTGTCAACCTCCTGCAACAGCTTTTTAACGCTCATCCCCAGAGTTGCGGCTAGGCGGAAGTAGAAACGTCGCTCGGGGCGGCGGGCGAATCTTCCCCCAGGCCATCCACGGCCTCCTGCGTGAAGGCGTTCAGCTTCCAGCCGGCCTCGAACAGTCGATTGATCACGACCGACGACTTCTTCCCCAGAACGTCAGCCTCGTCGTCGCTGAAGAGCCGCTCGCCGTCCTCGTCGCACAAGGCGAGCAGGAGGAAACGAATGCGAAACGCCTTCATCTTCTGGTCAGCGTAGGACTCCTCGAAACGATCGCGGTCGGTGCCGGTGAGAACACGAAGAAACACGTCACCTTTCCACTCGGGAACGGCGAACTTCTCCTTGCGAACGTCATCGACAGCCAGGATGCTTTTACGATCAAGTGCCATTTCGATCTGCTCCAAAAAAGTGCGTGCGGTGCGGCATCCTGCCGACTATGCGCCTGTGTAGTCAGTCATAAGAAACTTGAGAGAACCGCGAACCAACTCGCCAGACTGTGCAGACACAGTTGCTGATTCGCATATCACGCGGCGGCTGATGCTGTATCCCGGCGACGTGAACGTCAGGATGCCAGCCAGCTTCACAAACGCCCAGGGGTCGGCGTTGATGGTCAGGAAGTCCACAGTTATGGTGCCGCCGGATTGTTCTCCGGTCGGCACCATAACTGTGTATCCGCGGCCAGCACCAACGCCGGTCATGTTCGTGACCTCGGCCGTGGGCATCTCCACGGAGATGCCGGTCAGCGTGCCGCTGAAGCCCAAGAAGGAGAACGTCGCGCCGTTTGCGGTGGCCCCGGCCATGTCGGGTCACCTCCAGAGCGTTAGGCCACCCGCCAAGTCGCACTGCCCTTGATAAGGTCGCCGAGGGCTCCGCTGACAGTCGAAGACTGAAGCGTTGCGCCGCCCGTGAACGAGACAGGGCCGCTGATCGAGATCGATCCGGTCTGGGCCGAGACAACCGTCGCGCCGATGTAGTCGCAGGAGATTTCTCGCTGAACGAAAGTCGGGACGTACTCGCGGCGGCCGCCTGGAGCGATGCCGAGGTGCGAACCGTCAGCGTTGTCGATCGTGTCGTTGACATTGAAACTCGTGATCGTGAGCGTCGTGCCCGCGTAGGTCATCGACACGCCCATTGCAGCAGTACCGGCCATAGTGCGCCTCCTTGCGCTAGAGTCTTATTCAGTGGCCTCTGACCACCGAATCTGAAATAGTTGTCGTACCTCGTATGCGGGAGGGAGCTGGGCTCCCACGGCTGCCGGGTCTAGATAGTCATCCGTTTCCGAAACGAGCCGTATATCACTAATTGTACTGCCCGCGAGGGTGCCGGTGCGTCCATCCAAAGCAATTCTCACCTCGTCTGCAAGCTCGCGTGCCGCGTCGTAGTAGAGAGCCCAGGAGGCGATCTGAAGATGAACAACAGGCTGATAGAGAGGCCCGACAAGGCTGGAGTCTCTAGTAATGTTATTCCGCTTATAGACGCAAAATGGCAGCACGGCGGTCTTTGGTACGGCAATCGGAAACACTTGAAAGCCCACAAGCCTCGCCACCGCGGGGGTGGTGACAAGCCTCTGAAAAACGTGCTTTTCGGGCGAGATGATCATTGCGTGAGCCTCGCCAGCGTGTTTTCGATGGCGGCCTTCAGCGTGTTGAATACGGCCCCCTGCTGCTCGTCAATGGTTTTTTGCATCGCGTGCTTCGCTGGCATCGCCGGGTAGGTATCGCCTGGGTGGAGCGTGATCGGGTGCATCTTCCCGTTGGTGTACCCGAAGTCGTGCGGGTATCCCTTGCCCATGCGGGCCTGCCGCGTTGCTTCTTTGATGCTGCCCATCAGAAAGTAGTAGCCTCTCGACATATTTGCGAACTGCTGATTGTTCGCCGACGAGTGCCGTCGCATCTTCCCGTTGATCAACTGATGGACGTTGAGGTACGTCCGACGCCCCTTCGTCCCAGGCTTACGGCGGTCGGTGCCCCATTCGACGAGCCATGCGTGGTTGCCCGAACCGTCTTTTTCTGTAGCGCTTCCTGTGCCAGTCTGCCACGGGCCGACGATAGCGACCGCGGCGGCGTCGTAGGTTTTCGTCTTGATCCTGACCGACTTCTTGAGATTGCCTGTGGCGTTTCCAACCTTGGCTCGATACCCACGCCTAATATGCTCGGCGGCCTTTTTTACCGCATCCTCAAGAGCTTTCGGCTCGCCCATCTTGGCGGCAATCGCCTGCAACTCCTCCGCCAGCTCGCGGATGCCAGCCGTCTTGACCGTGACGAAGCCTTCGGCGAGCGACTTGCCCGTCTGGCCGCCGAATGTTCTGGGCGATCCCTGTCCTTGCGTAATCATGTCGCCTCCTCCCTCGCCAGTATCTCATGGATCGAGCGAGCCTCTCGCTCAAGCACGCTGGATATCTCCATCACGCGGCCGCGCCACATAAGGCGATGCTGGTGCGTGATGCCGGGGAAGAATCGGATGCGAATGCGGTGGGTGACCAATGCTCCGGCCTGCTGGGCTGCGAAGTAGTCGGCTGCCCTAACGCCCATGACGCTGGCGTAGACCGTGGCCTCGTCCTCCCAGGTCAGAGTCGTCTCGCCGAACGCGCTCTGCTGATCCACTGGCCTCTGGATCGTCACCCGCTCCCGCATGGTGCCTGAGTTGATCATCGATCACCCCATCCATAGTGCGGTGTAGGTGCCTGATCCAGAGGGGGCCGATACCGTGATCGTCGCCGTCACCGGCAGGACTGCCAGCCGGCCGGCGGAGACGTTGATGCTGCCGGCCAGCCGCAGGACGCCCGCGCCTGTGTTCTTCACGACCAGCGTCGAAAGGGGCGTGGCACCGACGATCTGCACCGCAGCCGTGCCGACGCTGCCATTGATCGTCTGCGCCGTCGTCAGGGCAGGGGAGAGATGCTCGGACAAGTTGCCGATAGTCAGCGTCGTTTCGTCGACATCGTGGTATACGGCGTCGATGTCGATGCGGGCGCGAACGGTCATCGGTAGACCCCCTGGCTGGCGGCGGCGAGTAGCGTCTCGAACGTCTGCGGCACCGACTGGGGTGCCCCGGTGACAGCGGGCTGCCGCGTGTCATAAAAATGGGCCGTCAAAAGAAGGATCAAGTGCTTGACCACGGGCGGCGCGGACTGCCCGTCGTCGCCGTAGCCCGCCGAATACCGCACCGTCACCGAGTTCTCGTCGCCTCGAGTCGCCGGCCACGAGCGAGCCCACTGCGGGTAGATGCGGCCGGGGAGGACGCTAGCGTCGATCTGGAAGTCAGTGGCGCTCGAGAGCGTGCCGTAGGTGCCATCGCCAGTGCGGTAGGTCACAGTCACCGCACGATCCAGCATCGGCAGCCGGGGCAGGATGATCGCCCAGACCGGAAACAGATCGTACTTGACCTCCCAGACGGTCGTGCAGATCGTGATATCCAGAACGTCCTCTACATACTGCCTCGCGACCGCGATCAGCGACTGGATGTAGAGATCGTCGGCGTCCGTATCGACGCGGCAGTGCTGCTTGGCGACGGACAGACTGACCGGCTCCACGGCCGGCGACGTGATTCGCCGAAGACTGCGATACGGCGTGATCGTCGGCGTCGGGTTCTGCGGCGTGCCGAAGATAATCGTGTCCATTATCGCCTCTTCTTCTGTACCGTCTTGGTTGTCATGTCAGCCCGCTCGACGGCCACCGGCGCGGCCTCGGCCGTCTCGACCTCCTGAATCAGCCCTCGCCGAATAAGGATGTCGCACATCCCAGGAGACCAGTCGTCGAAGACTTGCCCCTTCTCGTAGCAGTCGAAGCTCTGGAGGATGCGGATTCTCAATTGACTTGCCCCCAGGCGTCTTCTGGTGCCTTCTGGCCGCTGTTCCAATACTCCGTCGTGTGCTGCTGCACCTTGCCGCCCTCGGCCTTCCGCGAGGGCCATGTGACCATCAGCTCGGCGTGGCCGACGCTGACGTGCGTTGCCAGCCCCAGCTTGTTCCCGCACGCGGCCCAGCTTTTCCAGAAGCCGATATCCTCGTCGGTATGCCCGCCAGACCACTCGCCGTCGGCATTCGCCTTGGCAATGAACCAAGGCTTCTTCATCTTCTTGAGAGCCGCTGTTCGCAGGAACGTCAGTCCGAAGTGGGCCGTCTCGACCGGCTGGACTACCTTCTGAAAGAAGTCGCCGTCCACGGTTGTCTTCGCATCCACGTCACTTCCCGCCAGGGCGAACATGACCGCATTGGCCTCCCGCTTGGTCTGGAGCGGCGCGATGGCGTCGTAGCCAGAGTGGAGCAGCAACGCCAGCAACGCCTCGACCGTCTTCGAGCTGAAGACCGTGTCGTAATCGATGGTCAGGATGACATCGTTGTCGTCGATGACCTGTTCCATCGCCCGCTGAAGACACTGGCCCCAGTAAGCACCAGTCACCTTGATGGGGCTGATGCCGTGTGGGGCCAGGGCCGACGAGACACAGAAGAAATTGTCAGTGAACCCAAGTCGCGGGGTGCTCATCACCGCCGCGACTTTGATTTCCGCTTCGACGTTACCGACACGAATCAGCATGGATCGCTCCTAATATGGAGCGGGCGCGCATCCATGCGCCTTTGTCGGCCGTCGTGGCCGTCCCGCAGTTCGGGAATCAGCCTCGAATCCAACCGATGCAACCAGCCTCGGCAGCAGTCGTCGGGGCATCGCCACGGGACAGCCGAGCCGACACGACAGTGTTCACGCTGACCGCGGGGGTCGCCGTGACCTTGAGGTATCGCTTCCGAGCCTTCGTGTCGACATCGAGCTTCACGATGGCGGCCGACGCGGTGTCGGTCACGGCCGGGATCGCGAAGTCGGTGCCACCGACGAAGCCGGTGACGTTCGCGTAGGACGAGTTGTCATCCGACTCTTCGATCTTCAGGACGCTGGCGAACGCCGTCGAGGCGTTGCTGGCACGCATGACAGACACGCTGGCGTAGTCGTAGCCGAGCGAGTCGATCGTCAGGGTCACGGCACTCGTGCCGACCGAAGCCGGGACGGAGGCCACAACCTTTACATTCTGGGCGTGGATCATGGTCTAGGGGTTCCTTTCCTTGAGGTTTTGGTTGTTAGGCTCACGAGGCCGCGGTCTTGAGGGCAATCACAGGGCCAGCGGTCGTGTTGTCGCCCAGCGAGTGGTGGTTAATGTCGAAGCGAAGTGAGCCCTGGAGAAGGAGCTGGTCGGTCGTTGCGTACACTTGGTCGTACAGCTTGACCGAGAAGTCCCGGCGACGAGCGTAGATGCTCGACAGGCCCAGGTTCGCGAACAGCACCTTCACCTTGCTCGGATCGGAACCGAGCTGGCCGTCCATGACGTGGACGAGGTTCACCGGGTAGCCGAGGAACTGCTCGTTCACGCCGCCACCGACGGACTCCACCGTGTTGCCGCCAGCCGCGTAGCGGAGGCGAGCCATCGAGGCCGCGAAGCCGGCCGGCGAGATGTAGAACGCTGCACCCTGGCGAGCATACAGCGGCATCTTGCCGATGAGCTTGATGAAGTCGGTGACGGTCAGGCTTTCAAAGCCCGTTGCACCCGTGCCGGCGGTCTGGACGGACGCGGTGTGCGTGCCGTCGTTGATCTTCGGCACCACGCCGTGGATTCCGCCGAAGCTGGAGGTGCCGTCACCGAGCCAGCCGCACATATCCTGCTTGAGCGCCAGCGAGGTGCTGAACTCAAGCGCCACTGCGTCAGCGATCGACACGAGAGCGTCTTCGACGATCTCGCTCGACATCCGAGTTCCGACGGCCAGCTTCTTCGCGATGAGCTGCACGTTCGCGTAGGTCGGCTCGCTCTCGCTCACCGCGGTGCCTTCGCCCACAAAGTAGGCCGAAGTGCCAGTAACCCGCTTGGGGATCACGAGGGTGTCGCGGGTCATCGTGACCTTCTCGACGTTGCTCGCCGCGAAGGTGCCGTAGTTTTCGACGAGACGAATCACGCGGGCCGCAAACTCTTCCGGCACCAGAGCGCCACCAGACGAGTTGCTGTTCTCGCCCATCGCACGGCTCTCGACGCCGTGATCCTTGCACCAGCGGAGGTCGTCGGCGTTCTTGAAGATATGGGCTCGGAGCCAGCGACCGCAGCGATAGGCACTCTCGACAGCCTCGGGGCCGTCATTGAACGCCCGCAGGGTGGTGTGGTGAGGCTGGATCGAACGAATCTCGACCTTCTTATCCTCGACCTTGGCGGCCACTTCGGCGACGGGGGCCGGGGCGGGAGCGGCCTTCTCGACCACCGCACGCAGCTCGGCTTCCTTGGCGGCGATCCGCTCCTCGAAGTCGAGGGAGGTCTTCAGGTCGTCGGCCTGATTGCCGAGCGAGACGAGTTCCTTGGTCTGTTCGGCCGAGCGATCCTCGATACCGCCCAGTTCGGTCATCCGAGCGGCCACTGCCGCTGCACGTTCCTGGAGACGCTTGAGATTGGACGCCATGATTTGCCTGCTCCTTAGTTTTGAGCCGGCCAATCGCGGTGTGCGGCGGCCGGCGGGTGTACCCGCTAGCGCGCCGCGCTCCCGAATCCTCGAGACGCTCGCACTGCCCCCCACGACATCCGTCGCGGGGCAATGTGTCTACCTGTAGACTATCAACCCTTTGGAATGCTGTGCAACTGAGTGCGCAGAATTGTCGCCTTCAAGTTGGCGAGCTTCACTGCGATCTCTTCTGCTTGCTTCGCTGCCCGCACGTCCTCGGCAGCCTTCTCGTCAACAGCCGGAGCCGGCTCGGGCTTCTTTTCTTCGCTCATACGCTCCTCGGGGATGATCCACAGTTTGCAAACCGCATCGGCAGCGATCTCGCCCTGCACGATGTAGCATCTGCCTTCCTCGCTCTCGAAGAAGACGCAGTTGCTGCACTTCTTGCCGCTCTCGGCGAACGGATTCTCCGTCATGTAGTGGGCGTCGTTCTGCGAGAACTGACCGTACTCTTCGGCGATCGCCTCATAGGACTCAGCCAGGGCGAGATTCGCGGGCGAGAGCATGGATTCGTACTCCTCGCCTTCGACGATGTCTCGCTCGCCAGCGGCTCGCTCCATCTGCGAGACCTTGGCCTCACTGAACCGCCACGCCGCATCTCCACCCCAAAGTTGCCACGCTGTGTAACCTGGGGCCTCAGCGCCGGCCTTGCTCCAGCCGGGTCGCTTGTCCACCTTGTGGCGACGGAACCACGCCCGCATCTCGCGAACGTGCTCGGGGGTCAGTTCCTCGCGGGCGGCGATCTTGCCGGCACGGGCAACAGTCTCCGGCTTGAGCCCGTCGCCCGATCGGCCAGCCTCGTGCAGGGCGAGGCCACGCTTCGCGGCGGCGGCCATGCCCGCGGTGGGCGTCAGGTTCACGTCGGAAGCGGCTCGCTCCTCGGCGGGAGCGTCGGCGACCGGGCTTTCAATCGCAGAGTCCACCGAAGGTGCTGCTTCTGGCTGCGCGGAAGCAGCACGCCGATCCACCCACTTCTGACCAGCGTCACCACCCGCCAGTTGCCACTCAATCCAGGCCGGCGTGCCCGACCAGCCCGTCGCTTTCGCCGCCAAACAGCGTTCGTAGACCTCGGCGAGGTACAAAACCTCTTCGACA